TTCTCCCTGTTACAATCCTTTTCTGCTTGATTCATAAGATAATGATAATCACCATCAACTTCAATGGCTGTTCGGAGTGAAGGTATAAAAAAGTCTAAGAAATAAATTTTTCCACAAATAACAAATGGAGCCTGATGTATGAAATTTATATGTTGCTTTAATAGATATGCGCCAACGGCATGTTCATATCTATTTGCATTATATTGTAATTCATATCTTGTAGTTTCAATCCATTCTCGTTTACTGTATGGCATATTTGCATATTTTGCAATAATACTATAATCTTCGAGATAGCTACTAATATTGTGTAGGTCTAACGGAGATTGAACAGACGGCTTGTTTTGCTTTGATGAAGAATGAGTTGTTCTTCCTGCTCTTTTATTAAAATTTGATTTTGACCTTTTCTTTTTCATGTATCATTTGTTTAATAAATTATACTCCATACCCTTCTCCCCAAAATAACTATATATAATAGCGATTTCGAAGTTGTTCTCTTATATAACTTGTAATGTTTATCATAAACTATCTAAGTTTATAGTTATATAAGAAAACAAGCCATATCAAGCAATAATCTCCCTATTATCTTTCTTCATGAAAGCCGTTTTGTTATTTTTGGGTTTCCTGTTGTTGGTATGTGAAACAGAGCAGGAATTTCAGCCTTAATGGTATAGCTTGGATGACTTAGAGCCATTTTATCTCACGGGTGATAAGTCCGCACGGTTGGCACTGATAGAACCGTAAAAAAAATAACCGCACCTAGTAGAGCATTGGTGCGGTTATTTATATATAATAAAGCCCGTATCAGGCAAATTATTATCAATATGTCTGCATCAGCTCTACTTGATACGGATGCAAAGATATACCCCTTAAATTTATCTTCCAAACGCCTAGAAATGTGACGTTTTCATTCTTTCTCACGCTCTTTCATTCTTTCTCATTGTCTCCACTTTTTATTAACAATAATTATACTACTATTGCTTCAAATAAACTTTTATAGTAGCGGATTTCTCGTACATGTTCCAAACATTCGTTGTTTGGTAACTCTGATTCACATCTTTCGTTCAGATCAAGAAGAAGGCCTGAAAGTTCGTCCATGTCCCGTAACGTGTTGCGGGCAGCTTCGTTGTCGTCCATCTGCAAATCTTTCAAAAATGCGATAAGTCGGTCGGATATCTTAACTCCTTCGACTTCAATGTAATTCCTGTTTGCCATTGTCGTATGTATTTAAATTTTAAATCAAAAAATCGTTTGAGTGCTGAATAATCTACTCATTTTTATTTTTATGTGACCGTTATGTGACGGTTATGTGATTAATTCATAGGTTCAATAATTTAATCACTTCATCTCCGGGAATATCCACATCATAGATATATCCCTTTGATATAGCCCATTCCACCATTGTTCTCACTTGTGCATCGGTAAGATCTTTACCGTTGAGTGAGAAAAAACCGGTTAAGTCTTTCCTCCATGCCCACTTCTTTAATCCGAGTAGGTTTGTTTTAATTTTATGTTTCATAACTTTTCATTGTTATTAGTTAATCAATCACAAGCTCATACGTATAGCATTCCCACCCTTTATAAGAGTTCTTCCACTTACAATAATCCAAAGCATCTCTTTCATCAAAGAATACTGCTATATTGTGACCGTAGTAGTCATATATTCTATATTTCTTCATATCTATTTCATTTGAATGTCTTAAAGTAATCTAATATATTGTCTGCTAGGTCACGCAACCCGCATGATATATATCCTTCAGTCATAGTTACTGAAGAATGTCCCATCATTTTGCTGATGGCATATAAATCGGCACCACGTAAATACAAGTTCGTGGCAAAGCTCCGCCGAGCGGTATGGCTTGAAATAAACTCGTATTTTGCTCCTTCAACAAATTCGCCGGCGCGATACAACTTCAGTCGTTCGTTCATTCCTAATTTTCGGCATATTTCCCGGATTGTTTTGTTAAAAGTTGGATCTGAAACTTCTTTTCCAGCGATATAAAACATTTCGTTTTCTGCTATAAGCCGTTCAACCACTTTAGACAAAGGAACCTCTGCTTGTATGTGAGTTTTTACGGAAACGTAAACAAGTCGTTCGCCCACTATATTTTCACGGGTAAAATTCATATAGTCACTATGCCGGGCACCCGTTACGCATCCCATGATGAACTGATTCTTTACAAGTCGTTCGGTGTCGTTCGCCGGGATATATGCAATAATCCGTTCTATTTCTGAGTCGTTCAACCATGTGTTTTGAGATACGTCTTTCTTTATGCTCAATATATCCTCATATCCTTTTGGGAGCTTAACTTCTTCATTGTAGATATTGAAGACGCTTTTCAGCATGGCACAATATGTTTTCACACTACTTTTTGCCAGATTCTCATTTAGGAATGAAACAAATTTCGCCAAACGTATTTTAGTAACGTTTTCCCATATTGCCGGACAGTCGTTCGCCTGTTCATACATGTTTAGCACCCGGTTAGCGTATTGCGGATATTTTTCGTTAAATGCTTCTCTTAGTGTATTCATTCTTCTTTTACAGTTTCGTATTCAAAATAATATCCATGCGTACTTTTTCTTTTTCCGGACAGGACTCTAATAATACTTCCTTGTGGTACTTTCAATTCTTCAACAGCAGCATAGATAGCAGGGAATTTTTTAACAAATTTGCCTGTATTATAGTCAAAGCATAGAATTGGTACATTCTGATATGGACGCTTTTTCCCTTTTAAGGATTCTGCCAATCGTTTCTTCTTGGTACCATATCCATTGTTATAAACATAGTTACACCATTCTAAATTATCGGCATTGTTATTTAATTTGCTCTCATCTTTATGGTTTACACACGGTTTGTTATCCGGGTTTTCTATAAAGGACTCAGCAACCAAGCGATGAATGTTTATGTATTTTCGTTTGCTGTTTATAGATAATGCAACATGTACATATCCCGTCTTTTTATTGAGTTTGGGAGTTAGTAGTTTACCCTTAAATCTGAAATCTATCAAAACTCCATCCTTGACTCTTTTTATTATTCTATCAATACTTCTTACTCTACCATAGTTGCTTACTTGGTATAGGCTTTCAAAGCCCTTAATATTTTTCCACTCTTCCATTGTCTATTCAATTTTAAGAATATTATTTGCTTGCTGGATGATAGCCTGTTGTTCGGCTGAATTTACCGCATTGATAAGTCGTTCGCCTACCTCCGTTGCATTTACCCTTTGAAGGTTAATCGTTCGGCTCACCTTGCGGAGCTTTACGCCGGAGCTATCCAGTTCTGAAACGTCAATCTTTACAGAGCGATTCTTTCCAATCTCGCGTGCTCCGGCTATCGTTGGGAGGATGTTTTCCGGGAACGTACTTTCTATCAACTTGCATACTTCGTTACAATCACTTTCAGCAATGGAAAATTTTACGGTGTTTTCCATTATTAAGCCCGTATTTTGGTCTTCGATAGTTACTCTTACTACTTGTTTTTGTGGATTATAAATTCGCATATTAAAATGTTTTTATTAATTGTTACTAGCATAAATGAAAATAGTTCGATTTCAAACCGTTTGTTTATTAGTCGTTCGCCTAACACAGTCGTTCGGTTGGTTGAACCACGTATACGGACGGATTCGTTTCGAGAGGATCCGATAAGTGCAGCCGGAGAAGAAACGGTTCTACGCGCGACACAATCCGCCCATATCCGGACAGCAAACCACCATGCAAACGAAACATCCAACAAAGGCGCGCAAACAACAGGAACGCCGGGAGCATCCACGCGGAGCAAAGGAGGCGGCACAATATCCGGAACATCTGCAAACGGTTGGTTTTCATCCGGCAAAGCATCCGCGCCCGGTTGCGCATCTTTTATTTCTTCCACTTCATCCGGTTTAAGGTCTATTATTTGAACTTCATTTGCAAAATCTTCAATATTCACCAGCGGAGAAGAAAGGAGCATTTTTAAGCGTTTTAAAGCCTGTTTTGCTTCATGGTATATAATTGCCTTGCAAAGCTCGCAAACCAAGGAGAGAAGGCAATACAAGCCCCAAATATTGTATTTGTACTCTGATGCAGCAACGGGCAAATTTATAGACTCGATTTGTACAGGTGCCGGGATTATCTTTTCCGGTTGCGGTTTTTGATCTATGATAGTTTGTGCCTCTTTTTGATAATCCATATAAGAAAGCATATTAGAACGATCAAAATCAAATTCGATTTTTACAAAACCTTCTTTTCCTACGCCGGAAGGCATTAAAAAGCAAATATTTTCGCTTTTGTCCGTTAATACAATAGGCTTATAATTTGCATCAATATAAATACCTCCGTTCCATTTCGGCGCGACTGTATGAAAACTCTTTGTATCCATCATAACAGAGAAGGCAAAGGGAATTTCATTTTCTGTAAATACTTCAATTTCTGAAGTCGCGCCGGTGTTGCTATCTGTATAATCTACGATTATTTTGTGCCCTTTTTCCGCGTACATGTAAAATGTTCCTTCTTTCTTTTTCAGGAAAGAAAGTACTTCTTTTGCCTCTTTTATCTTTATATAGTTGTTTTTGCTCACTTTTGGAACTACTAAAGCCCAGCGCGGATAATAAAGCCCGGAACTTTCCATGCAATAAACGCGCCCGGATGCATCCGTTACGGTTACTTTCCCGGCTGATACTGCCACAGAGCAAACGCCGGAAAGCTGCTTAAAATCTTTCGGATTAATTAAAACGCTTGTATTAGTTTCGCCTACTATGTTTGAAACATTTGCTTTGCATGCCTGTAAATGTTTGCCGTTTGATGCAACTATATAGCCTTTTTTATAGTCGATGAAAATATACTTCATAACCGGGCTTTTATCATCATTGCCTACACATTTGCAGAGAGATTGCATCTCTTTTGTAATTTCCACGCTGAAAGATAAATCAACTTTGCCGGCTTCTATTCGCACAAAACGCGCTTTATCCTTTTGTTTCACGCTTGCAAGCTGTTCAAACTTCCAAACCAAATTAAAAATATTATTCCGTTCAAATTCACATTTAAAGGAGCCGACACACACAGAGCGAGTTAATAAACTCTCGTTATTTGTTTTAATGTAGTTTATTATTATAACATCACCTTTTGCGCTCTTTTCTTTCGCAAGTTCGGCAGCCGTATATGTGCCCGGCTCTATATCTATTTCGTTTGTAAATATCTCGTTTGCAATCCTCTTTAATTCCTGAAGAATAGCAATATTTATTTCTTTGTCAGACATAACAATATTATTTTAATTCATATTTCACACCAAAAAATAAACTCAATGCACCGCCCACGATCCACGCGGCAACATAGAACCAGCCGCCACACACGCAAAAGCATATTATCAGGATGAAGACGAGCCAAATAATTAGCCCAAACATGATATTTATTTTTAAAATGTTGGATTCTCTAATTCTCGCAAAAGTTCTTCCTCTGTTAGAACTGTATCATCTACCCAGCCATCAACAAAGACGCGGTAGCAGTTTTCAGTTTTCACAATTTCAAGTTTATGAGTTTCCCCGGATGGAGACTCTATTATATAAGTAGTCATAGTTTCAAAATTTAATGTTATACTTAGCTTTTATTTGTTTCTCGTAAGCCCAAATAAGGTTAGCGCGTAGCCAAAAACGAATACAGGAACAAAAACGATAACACGTGTTTTCTGCCTTCTGCAAACAAAAATGTTTTAGGTCTCCGTAGAAGGTAGAAGCCGCACCGCCTGAATCATACCGGGAAATAGAAAGGCAAATATATTTGCCTGTTTCTTTAGATTTCGCTATCAAAACAAACCAGTTACTTATATTTCCTTCTTCAATTCCTATGTATGTATAATATGCAGCCATTTCTTTTATAAAATTTTGCCCGTTTTTATTGGCTAATGAAATAGCCTTTTTATATACTGTTTTCATTGCATGAAAGTTTAAAGGGTGCCGGGAGCCGCCCGGCGCGGATAAATTATAAATCTACAATTTTGAAGTATAACAGGAAGATGTAAACCATATACCAACAGAGGACACACAACCAAATGACCGGGTTAATATAGTAACCGATACAGCCAACAGGGAGCAAGGCAATAAACAACCAAAACAGCCCGGAAGATATAACACGTTTCATCCTACTACGTTTATTTCTCGCGTAATATAATACTCAAATGATCCGTTATCAGATAACACCCAGTAAACAGGAGTAGAGCCGCGAAAACAACATAGATTTAATTTTAGGTTACTGCCTTGAAGTACATTCTTTTCACGCCAACCAAAAGAAGAATATTTTTTGCGGGCTTCTTTTCTTAATTTATTGAGTTCTATTTCTTTTATCTCTTCGTCTGCAAATACGGTGTTTTCTTTGAAACATGCGCTTTTTGCTTCTTTGTCTCCACCGTTGGCGCGTCTGATAATAGTATATAATTGGGAACGGGTGATAATTCCAGATATTTCTATCTGATTTATTAAATCTTTTGTATTCATAATAAAGGGGTGTTAATCCCCGGCGAACCGGGGAAAGGTGGGTATTTACTTTATTTCAAATTTGATTCCTTCCGGCAGTTTGGAATAATCAACGCTTTCGAGAAAGTTCTGAAAATCTTCTTTAGATATTCTTTTGTAGCAACTTAAATCTGACCAGTTAAATCTAACAGTGTTTGAATGATTGTAGTATATAACGTTTTCGGTTGAAACGCCCGAATCAAATATATAAAGCATTACTTTCTTTTCTCTTTCGGCTTTTGCTATATCTTTGTCGTACCGCTTACAAATATCGGCGCGTTTCTTTATTAAAGCAGCTTTCCGGGCTTCTTCTTTGCGCTTTTCTATGTTTTCTTTTGTGTAAAAACCGTCTTTTATAAGTTTCTCAATATTGGCGCGTTCTTCATCTGACAAAGTTAATGTAAAACGTTCCTCTTCCGGCTTGTACGGGTTTTCCCATTTAAGCCCGGATAATGTTTCAAGTTCTGAAATAAGGGTATCAGCTTCTTTTTTCCAGCGTTCAACAATACCCAAAGAGAAAAGCAAGTATTTGAAATGTTTTTGATCTTCTGCCAAAGAAAGCGCGTTATATTCTTCTTCTGTAATACGTAAATAGTTTATAGTGGTTTCTTTTCCGCTATTTTGCAGGTGATAAAGTCCGTTTGCTTCCGGGTACATTGGCGCGCCGTAGTGATTACACAGGTGCAAGGGAATGAACTTTGCAAGTTCCGGGCAACGTTTCTGTATTTCTTCATGGCAACACCCGCCGCCAGCATAAGCAATACGACCGTTTTTTCTTTTCTCGTAAATGTCCGCCGTAATGCTAAAATCATATATTCCGTTCTTGCAATCATCATTTAAAGATACTTTAGCGATGATTTTATACTGTGTTCCGTCTTCTACAAAAAGATGCGTTTTTGAATAAGATAATTTGTTTGAAGTTTCCATAACTGCAAAAATTAAAGGGTTATTATTGTTTTATCTTTGTTTTTCCCTTAACTTTGCAGTAACACCCTGAGAAAGTGTACCTTTTTTCTGCAAAGTTTAAAGGGTAGCCGGGAACCGTTACAGCGGAACCCGGTTTTTTTACGTTAATAAGGATTATTAAACTTGCTATAATTATAGTTTAAATATCCGTTTCCATGCAATACGATGTTCCCCATATTGTTAACTGTCATATAGCGTATGCTTTCTGCATAAAAATGGAGGTAATAAGATAGTCTATTAACTGGGACTACTAAAACATCGCTAATAATAAATTCTTCTTTCATATTCGTAAGTATTAAAGTGAAACATAAACAGGAAAGAAGAGGGAAAGTAGTGACACCCTGAGAAAATGCACCGCTTTATCTGTCTTCATTTCTGCACTACAAATATACGGATAATATCTTGAATACCAAACAAATAAGTAATATTTTTACTCTAATATATGAAATGATAAATTACTATGCAAATGAAAATATAAACAGCATCATAGATACACGTTATACACATATATAGCCTGAATGTTAGATTATTTGTAAGTATATTGCGACCCAGCCACCAGCACGGGAAACCCCAGCAAAGAGCCGCAAAAAGCCGGATTCTCTTTATTATAATAGTGTGTTTAAAAACAGTGTTATACAGCACGTGTATAAAGAGAGCCGGAAACAAAGAAGGTACCGCAATCTTTTATTTATCAGACCTTTTATTTATCTTTGCGCCTATAATAACAGAGCGCAAGAAGCCGGAACACTCATTTTTAAATCATACTTTAATATGACTTATAGTAAGAGAGTAACGGAACTACAACGTATTTACAGCCTCACGCCTGAAGATGTTTTTTTCTGTATGTTGGTAGCTTCAGGAGCAACACGACAAGAAGCATACGCCGCCATCTATCGACCAACAACCAACGGAACCGGAACAATAGCCAGTAAAGCCAATGCACTACAAAAGAATAAGCCCGGTATTTCGCAACTCATTGAAGCAATACAATATCAGCGAGCAGGAGGAACAACAACTAAAACCGGAAGCCCAAAAGAAGACACTGCCCAAATAGCAGAAGGTAACAAAGTAGATAAAAAAACTTTAGATACTTTCAGGAGCAAAGACGGTATTTTGGAGAATCTAATAAAGGTGCTCCCTTCATTGACCGGAAAAGATAAGGCGGCTGTACTCATGCAGATTGCAGACCTGCAACGTATGAAACAAGACGAGAACAAAGAAGAAACGCAACAAGTAGTATATTATCATCCTGTTTCATGTTTCCGGTGTGCTCTGTATGCAGAAAACAAGAAGAAACAGAAGGAAGAAGCCCGGAAAGATGCAGATATTTAATATTATAGGTATAATATAAAGATGCGCTTTCCTGTCTTCCTGTCTGCCATTGAAGACAACCGCGAAGGGTGCCCACCCCCCCCGACCGGGTGTCCGGAGCCAACGCACTCATTACCATTCGAGATTTTTATTATTTTTTTTTGGTTTGTCATTGCACCAACATAAATTAACAATGAAAATATGGCTTTTGTGTGTCGTGGAGCATGTTTTATCACTGCAATAATGGTTATGTATAGTTTCTGTATAGTTAATGTATGGTTTTTGAGGTAAACTATACATGTGTAAGCTGTTGATTTATATATGTTTATGAAATTAATGTATAGTATGTATAGTTTATATGTAAATTGCATAGGAAAAGACGTATATTATATACTAAGCCGTTTCGTAGAAAACTATACATACCCTACATACTTTTTCAGTACGCTTTGATTTTCAGCAACTTGCACATGTATAGTGTGATTTTGAACTATACATTGGAATATATGAAAAGTTCTATGTATCAATGGATTACAATATGTATAGTTTTTATAGTAAACCATACACAAAAGACATTACAAATGTGAATGTATATTGCTTATTTTGCTGATTATCTGTTTTTTATCATATTCCGATAACCTTCTTGAATTTTGTAGAAAATGATGCTTTTTTGAGTCAAAATTTACGGATAAATATATGTATTTTCGCGTGAAAAATAGAAAATATAACGATTTAAGTTTGATTATAATAGAAAATACTCTATTTTTGTGCGGTAAACAATGCGAAAACGGGTAAAACCATTGATATGGACAAAATTAAGTATAAGAAACTACTGACAGAGGTTTTTGGACTGATGGACGAACAGGATTTAAGTTCTGCGTTATCTCTTTCCAAAAGTGCTATGCGTGTAGATGCTGTGCAAGATTTACTTCGTAATGCAATTATCCGTTCTTCAATCAGCATGTTCAACGGTCTTCCACATTATTTTTCCGGTAAGGTTTATGAGCCTATGTCACCTGACGACTTCGGTAGCCTTATTTATGACCTAATGCGTAAGTGTGCTTTGCCAAATGGCGACTATTCTCGCGTAGAAGGGGTGATAAAGGTCTGCAAGCGTGTTGTTTCGGGGAAGGCTTTGCGTCCAGATAGTGCTATCGTGGTGTTTAACAACTGTGTGCTGAATATGAATGACCGGACTACACATAAGTTCGGAAGACAATGGGTACAGGTCACGAGTGTTCCTTACGACTACAATCCTGACGAACATATTTTTCTATGGAAACAGTTCATTGATGAAGTGTTGCCGGACGAGGGCTGGCAGCATGTGTTTCAGGAGTTCTTAGGCAGTATATTCATTGATAGACGTAGTGCAAAGATAGAAACCATGCTTGTGCTCCGTGGCTCCGGTTCAAACGGGAAGAGCGTTGTCTTTGAAACTATTATGGGAATACTGGGTAGAGACAATGTAAGCAACTTCGGCATTGGTGCGCTGATAACCGGAACAGAGCGTAAGAAGAACATTGCCTATATCAACGGCAAACGTCTCAACTATTGTTCGGAGATACAGGCTTTGGAGATTGGGCGAGATAGTGACGTTCTTAAAAGTCTTATATCCGGTGAACCTACTGAAGCGCGTCCTATGTATGGAGACAACTTCACCGCTTATGATATTCCTTTGCTTATGGCAAATGCCAATCAAATGCCTTATCTGAAAGATTGGAGTTATGGAATGAAGCGGCGTATCTGTATTCTTCCCTTTGAAATAGAGATACCGATAGCGAGACAACGTAAAAGTCTTGCCCGTGATCTCGAACGCGAATACAGCGCGATATTCAACTGGATACTGGAAGGTCGGGATAGATTTATCTCTAATGGGTACAAGTTATCAGAGAATAAGAAGCTGGATAAGGTCATGGACGAATATCAGGCTGAAAGTAGTACTGTTATGAAGTTCATGTATCAAATGAACTACCTTCGGACGTATGAAGATGTTTCTGACGTTGAACCTAAATGGATGCCTTCTACAATCCTATATAAAAGATACCGGAAGTGGTGCAAAGAGAATAGCATTTCCGAAGAGAATCTTACCCGGTTTGGAAGGATATTGTCTGAAGCCGGATACCGGAAGAAACGCACGCCGGACGGTCAGGTGTATGGGCTATATGGCAAGGCTCTCACAGAGAAGTTCCGGTATGAACGTGAGGCAGAACAAAGCAAGAAGCTGAAGCAAGATTACTCGAAGCCTATTTATGTGGATGGTAAACGCTATGCTTATACGTTTGAAGGTCTTGGTTCATGTTTGGGTGTCGGTTACAGGGCGGTTACAGCATGGATGCGGCAAGAACTGTTGGAAGGATGCTATACAAAGAATGGACGGAGAGCGGAGTTTGATCTTGATTTGGTTGAGGCGAGATTACATGAACTTAAAATATTTGGAAAGGAGAACAAAAAATGAACTTTGAACAAGAAGTCGTAGAAAACAAAAGATTGCGTCAAGAAATTGATGCTAAGATTCAAGAAGTGAAAGACCTTCCGGCAAGTAGAGAACGCAGCCTTGCCATTACAAAGTTGCAAGAAGCTGTTATGTGGCTTGGTATGGATTTGAAACGTTTGGGTACTGCTAATCCATATCCATCCAGCAAAGACCCTTCTACGGGAAGTGCAATAGAGCCAACTGCCGATGGATTAAAGATGTAATATGGCTGTAAAATTTAGACATAAAGAAACCGGATTATTCTTTTGCCGGGCAAAAGGTTTATCTCCTTCAAGAAGAGATTATGACAAACTTGGAGAAGAAGGTATTTTTAGGAAAAGGCATTTGTCTAAGCGAGGAAGAATCTACGAAAGCGCAACTGAAAATCAGAAACGGGATTGGATTGGTAAGAAACATGCAGATGAATTTGAAATAGTAAAAGTATGAAAAATATGAATCACATAGAGTTAAGTGTTGAGCTGATGTCTATTCTTCGGGCCTTGAACTATTCATGTGAATTGAAGACAATAGAAGGTAAGAGCATTGTAATGGATATAGCAGTGCAAGGAGAATTGTCTGTCAGACACCAAAAAATGATTGAAATGCTTCTTGGTGGATTTCTCTCTGAATTTTATTGGGTAAATGGGAAGCATCATATTTATATCAGAGAAGAGTGCAAAGGGCTTCTTCCTGATGATGATAGGTATAGTTGCTTGATTTATGAAATGAATAAAGTATCATCGGATGAAGAACGTATAAACTCTTACGGTAAGGAATACTTTTTTAATCTTGGAGATAGATTTGAACGTAAATTAAAAATAGGATTATGAGCAAAAAAACAAATGGTATTCAGGTAGGTAACTTTATTGTTACGAGGGATAATGGTAGTGAACATGACTGGATCAGTATTAAGGCAGTGTCAGGTTTTTGGAGTATGCGTTTTCGGGATGATAACGAGATGTTTGAGCGGATTCGTCTACTGGCAAACAACAAAGATTTCAGTGAGTACATGGAAACGTGGATTAAAGTAAACTTCCTGATGGCTAACTGTACTCCTGATGCTGAATTTATGAAAGATTTCTTCGAGGCTTATACCAAGATGAATGGAAGACTGCTTTCTCGCCGGAAGCAAATCTCGGAAGAAGAAGACAAAGCCATTTTGGAGCAAGAGAAAGCTACCTACGAACTTAAAGAGCAAGCAAAACAGCAAAATGAAGGTTCCCATTAGCAATATGACTTTTGGTGAAAGCGAATACCATAGAGGAAATGAGGTATGGAAAGCCTCTACCCTCTATCTATTCGCTAAAGCCAAAGAATATCCAGTACTTGATTTACCTCTTTGGTGTATTGACTTGACGGCACAGGCTTTTGAATCAACAACGCTATCGCAATTTATTTTCCAGTGTAAACGAGTACAGGATTGCTCTCTTGATTACCCGGTTATTCTTGATGATTGTGGGCAGATTGCAGACGGATACCACCGAGTATGCAAAGCAATTATTGAAGGACATGAGACTATAAAGGCTATCCGACTGGAAGAGATGCCAGCTTGTGATAGAGTTGATAATGATTAATTTATTTATATCTTTGTTCCGGCAATCGGTCATTACTCCTATAAGTTCAGTGCATCGTTCCTGGCGAACCTCTGCTGGAAGCTGAATACCGATTGTCTTTATTGTATAAATAAAAGGCTGCCCCCACTTAACAGAGTTAGATGGGGGCTTAACTTTTTCAACTCTTGGTTGATAAGCAAACTTCTACATTGCAAATGTAGTCAATAGATTCATGGGTACTTATCTTTTCAGCCTTTTATTTGTAGGCTTCTTGGGATATTTTTGATTTATTCTCTTTTGTAAATCATCGTTTATACTTTCTTCCAAAAGGATTTTAGAATTGAGCACCCGGACTTCTCCGGTAAGTTCCATGATTGTTTTAGCCTGAAGAGCATTTTGTTTTGAAAGCTCGACGTTGGTAATTGCCAACTTGCTACATTCAGATGCAAGCTGATTCCATTTTTTTGTAGTGATAATTTTGATTCCAAACATAATATTGAGGTTTTAAATATCTATTTCGTATATCGGTACTATATAACAGCAGCAATGCGCATGGTATGGCGGTACCGGGTCGCCGTTACTAAAGGCATGGAAATAAGTAGTTTCATCATCACATTGCTGGCATGGATAACTACTGCCCCTAAATGACATGAAACCTATTGCTCCACTCTTTTGAGCTATCATGGCAAAGTAATCCATCCAGCCCTCGGCTATGGCGAAGTTGGTTAGATTATCAAGTGCAGTGAAAGAACTATTTGTACGTCCCACACCGTATGTTTCCGGGACTTTCAATCTTGATATTACCGGGAAGCCCTTTGACGTAGCTTGTCTTATGTGTTGATTGAGTAAAGGACTCTTTCGATTTGCTTTAATTGAAGATAATAATTCATCTTCCGCAATATTGAGTAATACGCCGGATGCTATGGCTACTTCCAATTCTTTTTTGAATTGGGTAGTATATGCGTTGATACGATCAACAAGAGTTTTTCCATGACTCTCTCGGTTGATAAAAGAAATGATATGTTCTTTTTCATCCGTATGGGTTGCCACGGCAAGCGTTTCTGTATAATCCTCAATAAGCTCCCGAAGGTTAGCTATAATAGTTTCCACTTCTTCTTGTAGCTCTTTGTTATAAGAGAAACTGAATTGATTTGTGGGAACGTTGTATTTGTAGGATACAGCGATTATCTCCTTTGCAGCTTGATACATAATGGCAAGTAGATTGTTCTCCATTGAAAGCTCTGCATTAAGCCTTTGCCGGAGATAATCTTTCGCTTCTTCTATTTCCTTACTCGTTGGTTGTTTCATCTTTATTTTCTTCGCTTATCTTAGCTGTTTGCTGTTGTGATTTCAACTGATAAAGTAGGTCTGCCGACTGTTCTTCCTTCTTTTCCCGCATGATTCGATCCCATTCATTATTTCTACCGTACCCGCTAAGTTCGGATGCGCTTTCTTTGGACAAGAAACCACCGCCAACTGCTTGCACGAGGTTACTGATAAGTTCTGCGGCATTCTGATGTACATACGGTTCTGCCCATGACAAAACTTTCATATTGGCAAATGGAGTACTCATTTTTCTCTCGATACCATAACCGTAAATGAATAATCTCTTCATTGTATCAATGGAAGAATCAAACTCTTTACAGTCTATCATGGCTTTCTCCAAAGATGGAGAATAAATCAGCTTGATTGCTACACCCGGTAAATCACCTGATTTAACTTCAGGGGGCATTACAGTGAAACTACCCATGAATATCATCTTCAGGAGAGTATTGAACTGTAACTCGAATGATTGTGAAGATTCCGGTCTGTTCATAAATCCAGCATCATCTTCTTTGCCCATTGTTATAGCTTTTACCGCACCGTACATGTCACCTTTGATTTCAACATCTTCACCTTTAAGTAACATAATGGGAAAGGCATAAGCCATATTGTTTTGACAAAGGTGTGAAACTGCAAGCTCGAAATCATCTATATTGCTTTGTGAGAAAGACCAACACGCGCCATGCTTATCACGAAGATATACTACTGGACATTCTTCAAACTGATGAAGTTCTTTGCTATCCAATTCATACCCATCTATTCCAAATATCTCTTTAAGTTTATTTACCGCTCCCTTAAATCCGGCTTTTGTCTGCCGATAGCGATAGAGGTATTTGTTATCCCATAATTCTACCCATGAAACAAGCTCCTTACCTTCAGAGTCGTAGTCACTGTATTGCCGGGCAAAATATTCCATTTTTCCGGTAATGGAGTTTGTATGTGGATATAATATATCTCCATCGAAGAATGAAAGAACTTTGGTTCCTACTTCTCCTTTATCCATATAGAATACAACCGCTCCATCTCCGGTGATCTTTACGCTCTTTGCAAATTCGTAGAACGTAATCTCCATGTTTTTATCCAGCCACCCTTTCTGAAATTCAAGGAAGGATTCTTTCAATTTATCATCAACTTGTGCGGCTGTAAGTTCATGGTGAATATCATTTCCGCAGAGGTGAACAAGTTGCTGAATGGTAATAATCATTTGGAAGGGGAAAGCGACACGCATAACCTTCTCTTCAAAGAAGCGTTTATTCCCTTTTTCGTCTTCCTCGAATTTGATGCGATTAGGATAAAATGCCGGAGAATTTATCTTGTGACCGGAGGGATAAAACTCTCTGATAAAATCCGCTTGGGATAAAATCTGATATTCTATCTTGTTGTTATAATACGAAGCGATTGATAAATCACTTGTAGTTTTGCCATTAAGATAGCCTGTTGGCGTTACTCTTGTAAACGGCTTTTTGGTAAGAACTTCATTTTTAATCATAACAATCCTATTCCTTTAAAGTGTTTGCGTTTCTTTTTTATCTCGAATATTTCTCTTGTCATCATGCTTTCCCAAAAGTCAGGAGAGTGACCGACTATTTTTTTCATTTCAGACTTGGCTATAAGTTTCCAATATTTGTCAGCCGCATTTTCATCTTGTCGCATTGCTTGTCTTTCATTGATAAGCACTTGTGAAAGAGGAACATCTTTGAATCCTTTGCCGGAGTATTTACGTTTCAGTAAGTCGGGTAATATACTAACTCCACCACGGGTAAATCTGTCAATAAATTTGTATGCAACTTCTGATTTTAGATAGTCAAACATTGTATGCGAACCATCTGACGGGCACTCTATATTATTGAACTTCAATGCTTTAGGAAAGAAGCCGACAAATATTTGTCCAAGACCATTAAGGTCGTAGGCGAAGTTCTCTTCCAAAACTTTATATTGTTCGAGCAGGAATTTTGCGGTTTCAATAGTCTTTTTACTATCTTTCTTGCAAACGTGAATACCTATAATGTTCCAGCCTTCCCATATCCAAAACACGCAGTTATCTCCACCCGTAAACGCCGGGTCACAAGTTATATACCGAGTTCCCGATTCTGTTTGAAGGGCATTTTCAAAGAAACTTCTCATGTGTTCGAGAGTAACAAGCCCGGTTCCGGCTGTACGGAATTTCCAGTTACCTTCAAGGTCACGGGCACGCTGTTCTTCAGACTGATTGGCAAGGTTGGCAAGATAGTTCGGGTCAGAACGGAGAAGCTGCATGTTTTCTTCCAGCTTACCTTCTATGAAGGTCACTGATTTAATGAATAGCTCTTGCGGACTGCCCAATGATTCGTATTCGGGTTTCCACAAACGATCAATGATGTGCTTACATTGTTCATATACTTCTTCGCGGGTATCTCCCCAATAGATTCCTTCAATACTATCTCCGTCCATAAAACAATAGCGTACAACTCCATCACGATCCGGGATGGGAAAACCATCTGAATCTATCCACCAATTTATGAATGTAGCTACCCAACTATCGGGGTCAGGGTTACATGTACCAAAGAAACGGTTGCGGATAAAATGGGCATTACGGTTACAGGTAATAAGGTACTTGAACTTCGGATAATCCATGTGCGTGATTTCATCCACTCCTATGTAAGAGAACTGCCTTCCCTGAAAGCGTTTCTTGAAATCCTCAATGCTATCAGAGTAGTAATTAAATTCCAGCCAGCCTCCCCAGTTGAAATTCCAAGTCATATCACCCTTTGACTTGTTATACTTACCGAAATCATCATAAATCTGATAGGAAGTAGTGATAAGGTCGGTAAGGTCATTAATCTCGTTACGGAAGATTATAGAGTTGAAATATTTACTTTGTATGTCATGTTGGGATTCAAGTAACAAGGAGAATGATTTAGCACCACCACGTTTTCCACCGTATATAACAATGTCTGCCATCGTGGAAAGGAATTTTTCTTGTCCTCCACGTTGGGCAATAATCTTTTGTGGGTTTGGCATTTTCTTATCTGCCTCCCTTAACGTTTCGATAAATTCATAAGTAAGAATCTTCTTTCCGTCCGTTGTCGTGACACCACTATATTCAGCTATTTCTTCCATAAATAAAAAGCCTACATGATAAATTTCTCTATCATGTAGGCTTTGAAAGCTCACCATTTGATTAATAATGAGGCAAAAGTATATATAAAAATATGAATTTTCTAATTTTAAGATGAAAATAATCTATTATTTGCATTGAAATATAGAAAATATATATTATGTTTGCAGCGAATAAGGATAACAGATGATTAAAATTGATACAAAAGAAGACCCTCGACAAGTGGTTGAACACCACAAGTTAGTGATTTGCCCGACATGCGGACAAAAGCTCACTGATGTTAAGTATGTTGATGGTATTGTTATGCTACGGATTAAATGCCGTAGATGCAGGAAATATATTAGTGTTGATTTGATAGGTAAAGAAGATATTCAGGATACATTGCGGGATGGAGCAGTCAGGTAGCTCGAGTCCTTCTCTTAGCGCATATTGAGATGTGGTGCAACTGGATAACACGGCAGATTTTGGTTCTGCAATTCAAGGTTCAAATCCTTGTGTTTCAACAAATGGCGTATTCGACAAACGGTTAGTCGTCACCTTTTCACGGTGAAAATCAGAGTTCGATTCTCTGACTCGCTACACAAAATGAATAACGTCCGAAGTACAAGGAAGGTGCGGTGGTTTCACAGAGATGTATTGTAGTCCGCACGTTTGGAAGTATGGGTGAGTGAACGATACCACCTTTTTGCTAAAGAGGCAAGCTGAAAGGCTTCGGAGGTTTGAATCCTTCTGCTTCCGCAATTAAAGATATAAGACCAAAGAGTCAGATTGATGCAAAAAGCATTGTCTGACTCTTTTTTTATGCAACATAAACACAAAGTAACGCACGATGGAAAAAGAACAAATCTTATCCGAGATTACGACACGAATTGGAAAAACCAGTCTGTCACAAAGAACGCTGACTGATTACGTCAGTAGTAATTTACCAACTGAAGGTGCAGAGCCGGATGATGCGTTTTGGGAAAAGCACGTGGGTTTCCTGAAATCGCTTGATGGTAATTTCAGTCACGATGTATCTACACAGGTTGAAGAGTTCAAAAAGAGCTACAAACCTAATCAGCAACAAGCTAACGATACTACGCAGGAAGGTAAGGACAATGAAATTCTTGAATTGCTGAAAGGTATTAAGAATGAAAACAAAGAATTGCGCGAACGTCTTGACAGACAAGACCAAGCAAAGAGCCAAAGTGAATTGCGTGAGAAAGTCGTTGCCGGAATGGAAGCTAAAGGTATAAGTGACGAGTATGTATTGAATACGACTCTGGCTAAACATGGAGAATTGGATTCTAAGAAATCTGTAGATGAACTTGTAGAGTCTCTTCTTCCGGCTTATGACAAAGAGTTCAGTGCTTGCCGTGGAAATGGTGCAGTGCCGAGAACCGGACAACAACAGCAACAAAACACGAAGAACGAAACACTGAAAAGGTTTAAAGAGCGTCACCAAAAATCAGGTGATTTGCCCGTTGCAAAATGAGATAATTAATTTATTACAAACACATTAAAACACAAAACAATGATTGGTAATACTTTTGGTAGTAAGACAAGAAAGTTTGGTGGTGCATTTCCAGTATGGAAAGATGTATTTAGCAAGGTAGACGGTGGCGGCGTATTTGAGAAGACGCCGGACGTGGGAGATGTTATTCCCGCAGGAACACCCGTATATCTTGATAAAACCGGAGGTACTTCTAAATGCTTAGAATTTTATGAGGCATTGGAAGGTAGCACTGGCACCACATTGAAAGTGACTGTTGGTATGGGGCTTCCGACTCCAACCGTGGGTCAATTCTTAATGAAAGTACCCGATTCTCTTAACGGTACGGGAACGGGCGTGAAGGTGACGAAAGTAGTCATTGATGGAAACGAAGCTACTGTTACTTTGAGTGCTGACCCTGATACTCTTGCAGAAGGTGATATTCTGACCGTAGCTGCCGCCGTAGGTGCATCTCAAAAAATGGCTATCACGCATATGTCAGGTTTGACAAAGAATGATGCTTACATCGAAGAAGGCACGCAAGTAGCCACTTGTACGGTCGTATGGAGTGGAAAGGTTTATGCAGACCGTATTCAACCTATCCCGGATATTTTCAAAGCATTGGTTCCTAACATTTTATTTCAGAAGGAGGCGTAAGTTATGGAAGTTAGAGATAGAGAATTTTATGATTTGATTGCCCGTGGGCTTGAAAACAATGGTATTTCTTTTCAGGATTACATTGACGAAATGTTTGCTGAAAAGTATAATAAGCCCGAAACTCCCGGTTTTGATTGGGAACCGGATATGCAGGATGATTTTGAGTTTAAGCAAATCTCCGCAACCGCTCGTGTATATACGATGGCAACGTATGTTGATTTCGATTCACCGGGTCCCGTTAAGCATACCGAAGGCTTTGAGCTTGGTAGTGACAAGATGCCTCGTATGAAGCATGAGTTCAATATTGACGAAGCTAAAATCCGCTTGCACATGCAAGCATTGCAACAGTTCGGAGTGTTCTCTGAACGTATGGCACAAAGTGTTGAAAATTTGCTGTTTGAAAGCACTGATATGTTGCTCGGTGGTAACTACAACTCTTTGAAGTTCCAACGCCATCAAGCCGTATCTAAAGGTCAGTTTGATATTATCGCAGAAAACAACCCGCAAGGTATTACAGGTGTCAGCATTGATTTCCATGTACCCGGCAAGAACCGTTGGGAAATTGCTTGGTGGAAGAAAGATGGTACTCTGAATACGGGTATCACACCATTGGAAGACCTGAAAAACAAGGTTACTTATATTCGTCAGACTTGCTATGCTCCGGTAGACCATATCGAAGTAAACAAGATTACATGGGACAAGTTCATTATGATTCCGGCTGTAAGACAGGCTCTCGGATACATCAAGAATCCGTTGGTTACTACTGCTGATGCTGCCGTACAAATTGGCGTGAGCTTGCTGGATGATGAAATGAAGGTCTTGGTAGAGAAGTATGTTGGTGCTCCTATTACCATTATTGATAGTGTTTCCGTTGTAGAGAAGTTCGACAAGAAAACTCGCACGGTTTCTACTCCGACATTGCAGAGTTTCGATGAAAATGTATTTGTTTTCGTTCCTTCTTCTCGTATCGGTACGATCAAGGCGGTAACTCCAATCGTAATCAATGATCCGGCGGCTCGTATTGCTTTCTATGATGAAGGACGTACCGTAATCACACAGACTTTTGATGCCTATAACAAGGTACAGAAGATTTCGAGTGAGCTTACAGCATTGTGCGTGCCGAATGTGGTGAGACAAATGTATTACCTGACTGTAAAGGCAAGTAAATAATGGCAGATACGGTTTCTCATATTGATATGCCGATTGAAGAATATTTAAGAGGTGTTGTTGGCTATCAAATAGCTGACAATGCCCTTAATTCCATTCTCTTCAAACGGAAAATTGCAGCCGAAGCAATGGCAAGTTCGCTGACAGAAAAGCAACTTGACCTTTGTACTGCTGACCTTTATTTATGGTGTGCAGCTACTCCCAGTACACAAAATAATACGGAGGACAGCGATGGCGGATGGAAGCACGTTGAAGGCGGCTGGCAGACTTCAGCTTTTGATAAGAGGGAGTTGCGGGCTATGGCAAAAGAGCTATATGAGAAATGGGGAGAGAACATGCCGGGTAAAAGTAAAATGAAAATAGTACACTTTGGTATAAGATGAAACCAAATAATCCACGATTCCCGCACAAATGTACCATTTACCGGATGGAAGGTGAAACTTCGTTTTCGGAAGGTAAAAGAGATATTCTCTATGAAGGAAAGTGCCGGAAGTATGGTAATACCTCACTCCGCACATTTAAAACAGAAAATGTGGTAAAGGCTGACTATGCGTTAAGTATTCCGGGAGTAATTGAAGGTATCAAAACGGGATATTTAATAGATGTGACAGACCGCGTAGGAACTTTTACCGAATGTATGGTTGCAGACTGTTACCCCGGAAATTTGGGAACAACCGTTTATTTCAATCTTGCAAAAAACTGATGATATGAATAACAATAATCTATTTGATGCTGGAATGAAAAAAGCCGGAGAAATTGTATCGGTGTTTATCTATGATTACTTGGTGAAGGTTTGTGAAGCATTGGTGGATGATGCGGTCAAAAAGAAACGTGGGTGGAGTAATTTCACCGGAAACACGATAACGAGCTATGCTTGTGGATTGTACATAGATGGAAGATTCTCATATTACTATTGCAGTGGGGATAACATGCCTCAACCGATCCGGGCAAAACTGACAGAAGATGAATATGCTTATCTATCTCCTGATTATGACGGAAAAGACAGAGGTTTGAGAGGAACCATGAAAACGGATGGTGATTATGGTGAGAATTTGTCTTTGAATTTTCTGAAAACATACAAACCGGATTGCAATAATGGATTTGCGATTGTGATGTGTACGGGTACTGAATATTCAACGTATTTGGAGAATCGAAATAATGCTAATGTGCTGACTGATACATTTCAGAAAGCGAGTAATATTCTCTTTTCTAATTTAAAACCGATGAAGTGATGGGAAGAACGAGATTTCGCAGGAAGGACATATTGAAAAAGCTGACGGAGATATTTGGTGATGTAAGTCGCAATGTATTTGTAACTGACCGTCCCGCCGCTAACGAGGACACAATGAAAGATTTTGTTGTAGTATCTCTTCCGATAGGAATTTATGATCGGCATGCTTATCAAGACACCTATTGCAGAGTCGAAGTTTTTGTAAGGAACCGTAAGAATGGAATTGAAGCGACTGACGCATTAGAAACAATGCAACAAGCCGTGATAGATAAATTCCCGCTATCGAATGAATTGTTTTCTGCTACGACTCCACGATTATTGCCCGGAGGTGATGATGGATTAGGTTTTCATTGCTTGATTATTCAGGCTAAAATGATAATAAAATAACACGAAATTTTAAATAATACGATTATGGCTGAATTTGCAATTACAAAAACTCTTGAAGAGTTGAAAGCACTCTTCTCACAGATGAAAAATGTATATTTCATCGCTACCGCTAATCAAGCTCTTAATGCTTTGATAGGGGCAGATATGGAACTCCCGGTTTTGGATGAAGGCGTAACTTTTGATACAGGTGCGGCAGATGTTTCTAAAATCAAACTGACAACCGGAGCTATTTGGACTTCTGTTGCTACGGCTGGTGATGCTGATATTCAGTTTCAAGTAGCCAGTATTGCGGGTGAAGTGAATGAATTGCTTATGAATAAAGTCGTTGAATCTGCTGCCATGACAGCTACATTCAACGGTAAAACCTACGAAGGTGCTGGTTACAACACCGAACCAAAGAAAGTAACCGGAGCATTGTTTATGACCTCTGAAGATGGAAGTACAGCTTTGTACTTGCCAAATATCGAAGGTTACTCTAACCTTATCAGTGAACGTGGTAAGCCTGCTTATTTCAACGTGGCAGTAAGCCCGATGAATGATAAGAACAAGGCGAGCATCTATATTCTTAAAGAGAAGGATACTGTTGCTCCCGGAGGATAACGAACTCTTTTTTCGCAAAACTCAATAAAGGGTGGTGAGCCGCAACGAGCCGCCGCCCTTTTCTTTTTTCAACACTAACACAAATTTGACATGGCAAAAAAGAAATTGGAACAACCTTCTCTTGATAGTGAGAGATTATTGGATGAAATATTGGGTGACAGCGTGGAACTTGTTTCTATGCGTGGTCGAAAGAAATCATATCCAGTGCGTTGGATGAAGCCCGGAACAATGCGCAAATTGACCCATATCATGCTTGCGAAGGATAACGATGCCAAAGTAAGCTGCATGAGTGCTGCATTAATCATATTGAACGATTTTTGGAAGATCAAATTCTTATATCCAATACTTTGGCGTTGGTTCTTCTACATTAAACAGTACACGGATGATGAACTGTTTCCCATTATTGCTGCTGGTAAAAAAAAAGTTCCTGCCAAAAACTTCTTTATGAATATCACATTGCTGACCGAAATGAAGGATACGATAATGATAATGAAGAAGGAGGAAGCGACTATTTCCCTTCCCGAACCCTCTACGGAGCCGGGTGGGAATCAGATAAAGGCGGATGGATGATGCAACCGCTCCTTCTTTTTGGTGGGCTGATATGCGAACCTATGTATGGATACAACTGGGTAATGACACTTGCGCAATTGGAGCTTATCGGGAATGACAAGCCACTTACCTTCTTGAAAAAAGATTCAACTAAAAAGAAAGGAAAATCGGAATTTTCAAAACCGGACGCAAGCCAAATAGAAGAAGCTGCAAACAAATGGAAAGCAAAATACAATAGCGGTGAAAAGAAACTCAATTTAGGAAAATTTATAAACACAAAATAAGACATGGCAGACCTCGGAAATTTATATTTTGACATCTTATTCCGGGACAAGACAGCCGAACAAAGAAAGAAGATTAAGGCTGATATTCTGAAGGACTTAGATGTAAAGCTCGACCTCAAAGTAGGTGTGAGTAAAACAGACTTGATAAAAAGTGCTCGTGAGGCTTTGGCTGAAAAGGAATTTAAGGTTGGAGTATCCGTAGATCATAGCGATGTCTCAAAAAAAGTTCAGGCTGCTTTTGATGGCAAAACATTCAAAATTGGGATTGAAAGCCGGAAAAGTGATTTGGCAAAGAGTATCCGGGAGTCGTTAAAAGGCGAAGCATTTAAAGTCGGAGTAATCATAGATAAGGCTTCTGCAAGTCAGGCTGTTCAAGAAGCACTACGCAAAGCTGGACTGAATACCAATTATTCCGCCAGTGATTTACGTGCGACTCGTGCGCGTGCCGTAGAAGCTAAAGCTGAAGCCTATATCAATTCACAACGGGAACTTGCCCGGCAACGAGCCGCCGCAGCCGCTAAAGCCGAACTGGGATTGGCTACTGCTCGTGAGCGCAGTGCAAATGCTGCCCGTGCCCATGCTTCTGCAACACTGAACATGAACGGAGCTATGAGAAGCCAACTTAGTATTACAGGTGAGTTGGCAAATCAAATGCTTGGTCTGTACTCCATATATACTTTGGAACGTTTCATTAGAGGTCTTGTTGATATTGGCGGTGAGTTTGAACAGCAAGAACTTGCATTGAGCGCAATGCTTAATGATGCCGGAAAAGCACATGAGATATTTGGCAGCATAAAGAACTTGGCTGTTGTCAGTCCTTTTGGTGTCAGGGAATTGAACAATTATACAAAACAGCTAAAAGCCTTCTCCATACCTTATAATGAACTGTATGAAACCACGAAACGTCTTGCAGATATTTCGGCAGGTGTCGGCGTGGATATGGGACGCATTATTTTGGCTTACGGTCAAGTTCGTAGTGCCGCCTTCCTTCGCGGTCAGGAACTTCGGCAGTTTACTGAAGCTGGAATACCGATGGTTGAAGCATTGGCAGATAAATTCAGTAAGCTCGAAAATCGCGTAATTAGTGCCGGGGAAGTCATTGATATGATTTCCAAAAAGAAAGTTTCTTTCGAGGACGTGAAAGATGTATTGTGGGGAATGACTGATGATGGCGGCAAATTCCATAATATGCAAGAAGTTCTTTCCGAATCTTTAAGTGCGAAGTGGAAGAACTTGGGAGATGCTATTGACATTATGATGGCTGACATTGCTTCTTCTTCTAATGGACTATTAAAAGGGGTTGCAGAAAGTCTTACTACCTTGACATCTAATTGGGAAGCCCTTATTCCTGTGATTTTGAGTGCTACTGCTTCATTCGGGTTGCAACGAGTGGCAACTTTCGCTGTTAATCGTGCAATGGGTGAAGAAAATGTATTATTGATAAAAAGTACTATCGCTGCTAAAGAGAAGACGGCTGCAAATCTCATTGTAGCATCAAGTTATCGGGAATTGAGCAATGCAGAAAAAGGGGTTATTGCTTCAAGTCGAAATATGAGCACGGCTAATTGGAAAGTACTGGCTTCGAGTGGACAACTAACTAAAGAATATGCTTTACGCATGATGGCGTTAGGCAAACTAAAATCGGGACAGGCTGGGCATATTGTTCAACTGTTAGGGATATCTAAAGCTGAAATGAAAGCGGCAATGAGTACAAGTAGATATACAGTCATGATGTATGGACTTGGAACCGCAGTAAGAAGTGTTGGTTTAGCTCTAAAAACTCTTGTTTGGAATCCATATACAGCCATATTTGCAGGAATTTATGCCTTTATTGAAATTATGCGTCATATTGATTTTGAACCTTTAGGCATTGTAAGCGAAAAGACAAAGGCAATGAATGAACGTATTGAAGAGTTTTCTAAAACCGCTAATGAAGGATTTAAAAGCCTAAATACTGAAGCCAAAAAGTTTACAGATATAGACCCCTTTAGCGTAAAAGAGTCTTCTTTAATCACTTCCATTGAAAAAATAAAAGAGGTATTGAAGGATTATTCTCCTGTATGGGCGGATACATTTAATGATGCGTTTGCTGTTGATAGTGAAGGTAAACAGATAAATAGTCTTGCAAAACAATATGAAAAATTACGTGATTCCTTGAATAATGTAAGGGAAGGATATAGAATACTTGCTGAAATAAAAAGTGTTGCGGAATTTGCAAATAGTGATACAGACGGATGGTTTGATGATAGCTTTGCAGAAAATGTGAAAGATGCCAGTAATGCTTATGCTGAAATGGAAAAACGCGCAGGTAAGATTACTACGGATTATGAGAAGTATTACGAAGCTATGCAAAAGGTTATTGAATCCAATAAAGATTTTGCAAAAGTCGCAAATGGAACTTCATTACAAAAACAGTTGATGTTATTAAGAGTATTTCCCAAAGCATTAAAAGATTTCGGAGATTACACACGTGATGCACAAGGAAATTATAATGTAATGTTCATAAAGTTCAATGAAAGTGTGTTGGATTACAAAAAGAACTTGGACATAGCTGGAAAAGATTTGCATGGATTCATGGAAAGTTACAAATCAAGACTTCAAGGATTAGGTATTGATTTGAATAAACTTAGTGAACCACAGAAAATTGCTATTGCTCTGAATGTCACTCAATTTATGGATACCATAGAAGGGCTTAATCCTGAATTGCGGAAAATATTATTAAGAGAATCGTTAGAGCGAGAATTTAAGATTAAGGTTACGGCAGAATTTGAGGATAAAGTGAAAGGTTTGACACAAATTCAAGAGAAGTTTGACGAAGCTACAAATAATCAATTTACTGCACAAATAAAGACTTCTACTGACCCTAATGAGATTATTGATAATATACAGAAGGCTTATAAAGAGGCAGATTCAGCCGTAAAACAAATGAAGCCAATACTTCTAAAATTCGGAGTTAAATTCGATAAAGAAGGAAGGGCTGATATAGATAGTGCTTTCAACGTTGCTGCTCCTTGGATTAAAAGTATGGCAGAAGAGTTTAATAAAAGGCAAAACGAAATCATTGGAGGAAATAGCGGAGCCACTATACTTGGATTTCCGGTTAAGGATGTAAAAGATAGTAAAAAAGACATCTTTGCTGAACAGATGAAGGAACGTGTAAACTTGCTGAAAGATGCTTATTCAGAGTATAAGAAATGGAAAGATATTGTAGGCAAAGAAGAGGCTTCAAATAAGATAAAAGGTTCAGGTATATTCGATTCTCTCTTTAAAGGGAAAGAACCAGTGGACATAGATAACTATAGAGAGGAACTGAATAAACTTTTAAGCCAACTGGACAACAAGACGAAGGAGCGCAGGGAGCTAAAGGTATCTATACGGAAAGTTCTTTTAGATATTGATGCTAATGCTGTGAAGGAGGCTTCTGAAAAGGCTTTATCTGACATGGAGAGAGAGATATCTAATATAACAAAAAAATGGAATATATACCAACAGCTTATTAATGCCGGGGCGAGCAAAAAGGATGCTTCAGTATATGCCTTTGGTGCGGTCACGGACTATGAAAAGAAGTCTGAAGAATTAAGAGATTCTCTACAAAAAAAGATGGAAGAGAAAGGTATTTATGTTCCTTTCACTTTCACTGAACAAGAGGCTACCGAAGCATTGGGAGGCAAGGAAGGTGTTTTGTATAAGCAATTCTTTAAAGCGTGGAAAGAAGCCAAAGATTCTATTGAAAAGGACAGCTTGGAAATAAAGCTGAAAGAAGTTACGGCTATCAACAAGTATAAATCCATTGCTGAAAAGATACGTGATTTGAGTGAAAAATATGCTCCGCTAACCGGAGGCTTTATCGGTGATGGCGGAGAGCTTTTCGGGAATGAAGATGGTATGTCTCCCGGTCAGAAAGCCCTATTTACTGAATATAAAGAAGAAGTGGCAAAGTTGAAAGGGCAATTACTTGAGCTTCTTCCGATATGGGAACAAATATTTGGAGATCAGACTTATAAATCATACGGTCAGATACAGCAAGCCTCAACGACTGCACAGCAGATAGTTGATAATGCTAAAATAACGAAGAACAAAGATGGGAAGCCTGTTGCATACACATCTTGGTATAATGATTCGGACGGTAATCGTGTAGATGTGTCCGGGCAGTATTCCCAAATAGAAAAGTTGAAAAAGGCTATCCATGATTTGTACAAGGAAGGATTGAATAAAAATCCTTTTGCTACCCTTGCAAAGAACATCAAAGACCTGTTCTCGAATGATGCTGATGATGATAGAGATTTATCAGAAAAATTAGCAGCAGTTGGAGAAAGTGCCGCCGAAAGTGCGCAGCTTGTGGGAACATTTGCCGGACAGATGTCTGATATGTTTGACGCTCTCGGAAATGAAGGTGCGGCAGATTCTATGGGAAATGTGCAAGATGCCATGACCTCTATTTCAAATATCGGTCAGGGATTTGCTAAAGGAGGTATCGTTGGTGGTATTGCCGCAGCAGCCGGAGAAGCCGTTAATTGGATTGGTAAGATTGCGCAAGCGCACGATAAAAAACTGGATAAAGCCATTGAGAAGAGTAAGGAACGTGTTCAGCATTTAAAAAATGTTTATGAGCAAATAGATGCGATTCTTGAAAAAACTTTAGGTAGTGGAACTGAACTGAAACTAATTGATGCAGAGAATGATAAGGTAAGACTTAATCAGTTGAACGGGCAAATTGATGCTATTCGTAACAAAGGCAAGATAAATATATTTGATATGATGTCCTTGTCAAAGTATGCTGCGGAATCAGCCAAGTTACAAAAACGTGTCAAGGCATATAATGAAGGAGGTGCTTATGGTTATCAACGTGCTTTGATGCAAGAACAGATGTCAGAACTTGAAAAACAGAGGCAGGCAGAGATTGATAAGAAAAAAACGGATGATGGCAAAGTTGCTGATTATGAAAATCAGATTGCGGAACTAAAGCAGCAGATAAAGGATTTTGCCGAGGATGCTGCGGATTCTCTATACGGAATTAATCTGAAAGATTGGGCTTCACAGCTGGGGGATGCCTTGTACGAAGCATGGCAAAAAGGGGAAGATGGTGCCGAAGCCTTCAAGAAGAAAGCAGCCGAAATTATGGGAGATGTAATGAACTCCGTATTGAAACTTGCAATACTTGAACCAGCTATGAAGAATCTCCAAACCATGCTTTTCGGGGAAGACGGTCAAAGCGGTATGTTTGGTAAAGATTTCAAATTAGATAATAGCGAACTCGAAAACATTGCTGATTATTTGATGGGTGTTAGCAGTAAGACTGATGATTATTACGATGCACTGGATAAGCTGAACGAGTATATGGAAAAGAAATATGGAGTCAGCATGAAAGAAGAAGCTGAAAGTTCCGGTTTGAGTAAAGGAATTGAAGGGGTAACTGAAGATACGGCTAACTTACTTGCTTCATATTTAAACTCTGTACGTGCTGATGTAGCCGCCAAATTGGTACTTGTAAGACAAATTGTAGACGAGTATTTTCCCCGTGCTAATTTTTTGGCTGAAGCTCAATTAACGGAACTCAAAGCGATTTCCCGAAATACAGCAGCAAGTGCAAAGTTTGCAGAAGTAAATGTGAAGTTTGTCGAAGAAATCAGGGATATTTTGCATGGAGCAAGATTGAGCAGAGATAGAGGATTACATGTATTATAAGAAATAGGGCGTAATAACCTACTTTAACACTGTTTTTACAGGCGATGCTAATACACTATGGCGTATAGGCTATTTAATATTTGTTTTTACTAAAATTGTAGTGGTAAATTATGCGTACTTGCATAGCTGAAAAACGTCTTGTATATTTGTACTGTATCAAGTAGGACTGATGCCCAAACATACTGATTATCATTGCCTGATATAGGCTTTATAATATTAAAGAGCCGTGCCAAAAGTCCTACTTGGTGCGGTTCTTTTTTGCGGTTATATCAGTGCCAACCGTGCGGACTTATCACCCGTGAGATAAAATGGCTCTTCAGTCGATTAAGACGCTTGTTTAACCCTGCTCCGTTCCACGCACTAACGACAGGTGACTCACAAAGGATTACCACTTTTGACAAGCGAACGAAATTATCATTCAAGCAAAGAAGCTTGGGTAGTGAGGCGGAAGTGCTTAATTCGGCTTGATTTTCTTGATTTTTCAGATAAACGAATTAAATAAATAGTTTATTGATAAAATGCATAAATGTTATGTAATGATTAATCAAGAAGATAACTCTCTTACCTCTGTTGATATATAGGTAGTGAGGGATAAGGTGCGATATATAATTAAGTAAGCTATATGGATAAATTAAACAATGAATTAAAAAAACAAGCTATCGCCTACGGCTTATGCGAGCAATGGACGAACGATTGGAGTGAGAGCCACAACAAACAAGAATTGATTGATATGTGGCTCCGGGGGATTGACTTTGCAGTTGAAAACGATTATCCCACTAATGAATTTATCAAAGAGCATTTTGAACCGGAACTTCTGAAAGAGAACCATATCTTTGTTGATAGTCCTTTTCATGGAGTTAATCTTGATAAGAAGGTAGTGCTATGTGGTAAAAGTGATGGTGTGTTGGAGTTTGATAAGTTTGCTGCTTGTGACGTGTATGTTCGACATGAAAGCCATGCCCATGTTCAAGCTTCGGGTTGCTCTAAAGTGTTTATCAACTTGTATGATGGTGCCAATATAACTATCAAGCAGATGGACATGGCTAAAGTCTATATCTATCTGCATGGTTCTGACTGTCATGTGCAGTATGAGGGAGAAGTCTTTGTAAGAAATAGTAAATAATCAATTAAAAAAAAGCGATATATGAAAACAAATCAAATAATGACACGTCCTATGGGCGAATTTAAAGTAACCCAACGAACAAAAGACGGATTCTTTAATGCTACGGAGCTTTTGAAGCAATGGAACGAAAACTCTGGGATGAAAAAGGAAGTAACAAAATTTTTTGAAGTCCAATCTACTGGGGAACTTGTAAAAGTGATAATGGAGCGAGAAAATCTAAATACGCAAGATTCTACGTATTTAAAAATGAGGGGTAAAAATGGTGGTACATGGATGCACCCAATTCTCTTTATAGACTTCGCCATGTGGATAAATCCATCATTCAAGTATGATGTGATTAAATTTGTTTATGATGAGATGATAAAGTTTCGCAATCTATCCGGTGATGCTTATCCCACAATGTGTAAGGCAGTCAAAACGATTCTCCCCGAAGGTATGTTCCGTGAAAAGATAAAAGACCTTGCCCGTTCGCTGAATATTATCGTTTTTGGAAAACATGAATCAGAAATGAGGAATAAAATAGCTGACGAAGCCAAATTAAAAGAATTGTACGAGCTTGAAATGAATATAGCCCAATGGATAAATATCGGCATTGTTAGCAACTATCTACAACTTAAAAAGGCTCTTACTACTTTGTATTATCAGAGATATCCAAATGTACTGCCGCTTTGATATGGTACTGGGATAAGAGAAAGCCGGGGTAGTTCCCGGCTGTGCTCCACATATTTTTCAAAAGTCAGGATGCGTCTTTGAATATTCATCAATCATATTCAAATCACTTTGTTGTTCTTTGCTTCCTTGATATTGTATTTGTTTGTTTTTTCCGTCAATTGTATGATACTCTCCTTCATCGTTAATTGTTGGCGAATAATTAGGGTCAGATGAGTATCCGCTTGATACCCCTTTTAATCTGTTTCTCCTGTCACGTTTTTCTTTGTCAGCAGCATTTTCAAGACCTGCATCACGCAGTTTCTCTTCTCTATTTATTGAACGCCAATATTCATCATCATATTTACTATCATTACTTCCACAACCGACACAGCACTTTACAAATAATAGAAAGAATAAAACGATAGTGATAAAACCTAAAATTGTATATTTATCAAGGAATATATTTCTCTCATTTTTTGTTTTGCTTTTATTATCTTTTACTCCTTTTGACTGTCGAAATGACTTAGATTTACTCATTCCGCACCAATCGCAGTATTTTGATTCATCTTGGCTGTCTCTTCCGCATTTTTTGCATTTCCACATATTTATTTATTTAAGTTCATGTTTCAATCCAAAGGAAAGTGCTAATGCACCACCCACTATCCATACAATAGCATAAATCCATCCACCACATACGCAAAAGCATATTAGAAGAATAAATAATGTCCAAAGAATAACTCCTATCATGTTCGTATCATTTGTTATCTAAATGCAAAAGTATTAATTATGTAGTCAAAAATACAAGTTTCTTGATATGTTTGATTGCATGATTTCATTGTTTAGAATATTTCTAAATAAATGGGTGTAAATATGTTGTGCAACTTAATTTGTTTTCATTCTTTCTCACTCTTGTTCATAATGTGCTAAAAACCAATAAAATGCCATTTGTGAGTGATATTATATTGCCTTAGCTTTGCATCAGAAAACAACGTTGAATCTCATGTTTCGTGGTGGTTACATGGAGATAGATAACAATATATTTATGGGCATTTGGGCTTTGTCGTAAACCACCACAATATACGGCATTCCCATTTGCCATTTCTCATTTTAATAACTATGATTATGAATACGAATTTAGTTTTATCAAAAGAGAGTAGCGAAAGCGAAATCAAAGCATATTTTAATGCAGTTCTTGAACTGTCTAAATCAAACAATGAATTTCCAGTCAATTTTGACGAAGTATGGATGCTTGTATATGAAGATAAGAAGAGTGGAATCCGTGAATTGAAAGATAAGTTCATGCAAGATGTTGATTTTCAGACGGTGCGCAAAAAAGTGCAAGCGTCAAATGTTGCCGGGTTTGTTTGGGCAGATGACTATTTCCTGACTGTATCTTGCATGGAGTTTTTCATAGCTCGCAAGGTTCGTACGGTGTTTGATGTGTACCGACAAGTGTTTCATAAAGTAGCCAATGGCGAATTGAACAGTCTTGGATTGAGCAAAGATGATATAGCTTCATTGAAGATGCTTGCTGGAATGGTACGAATGATGAATATGCAGACTTTCGTAGCTCCTTCAAATCCTGAAACTGTTTCGCCGGAATACGTATCATATAAAAGAATGAACAGTAATCGTAATGCGGAGTTGGATGCAAGCGTTGAACACCTTATCGGAAATGAAGACTTGCAGCGTACTTATTATACTGTTTGTGCTTTTGCCCGGCACAACTTTATAGAGCTTGATAAGTATGAAGCTGCCCGTCTCGGTAATCTTTCCGCTAATCTTTGTCGTAGAAATGGATTTGCTATTGGAAAATGTGCAGATATTCGTTTTGATACTATAAATGTCTATCCCCGTGAGATATTGACTGCTGTTTTCCGGCAACGCTATCCTGAACGCCACATAAATTCATAACAAAAATAGAAAATACAACCATTAGTTCTTTGAAATAATAGAAAATATATATAGTTTTGTAGCGTAATAAAAAGAATAAAAGCCAAAAGAGCTTGTTATTGGAGTTTAATAGCCCCAATAGCAAGCTCTTTTTTTATTGTCATACAAAACGAGGTAATGGTAGAGGCATATAGCATATTGTTTCAGAAAACTTCAGACGGTGCGAAGGTGAAAGACCTTCTTACTGAATGGAAGATGGTGTGTACCGATTTTCCATTTGAATTGTATCCTGAAACGAAGGATTTGCCTAAACGTGATTGGGCTGACGAAGACGGAGAGGACACTTTTATTCCTGACGTATTACCGCTAAAGGCTTATGATCTTGAAGCTGGGATATGTTATACAGGTGAAATGGCAACCGCCTATGATAATGTTGTTTCATTTTTAGGCTACCTGATTGGAGAAGATGGCAATGGTGCCACTTTGAAGGTGTATAATCCACATACCAATATCGGAAGACGGAATTTATACTTTCTTGGAGCAAGTGACTATGACTTCCATTCAACTAAAGATGGTGATTCAGTCACATTTAAAGTGAAGTTCCGGGTAACTGATCCAAAGACGGAAATTGTGCCTTCGTACAGTATTGATATGACTACGGTTTTAGCATTAGTAGCAAAGAAGGGATAGTATGTGGAAGGTATATGACAAAACAGGAACGAAGGTACGCTGTGAGGTACGAAAAGTACAATACAGTGGAACTTTCATGGGCGAATGTTTCGTAAATACTACCATAAACTCTGAAATACCGATTGATTTTGAAATCGGAGATTACTTCATTTACCGTAATGAACAGTTCACGATTAACTATGATCCAAGTGTTTTAAAGAAAGCCGGAGCGAAAAAGAGCGGTGAGTCTTATGTCTATGATGGTGTAAAGTTTAATAATGATTCGGATGAACTGACTCGATGTGATTTTCTTGACTATGTTCTTGCCGACAACTTTGTCCATTTTTCTTCGCTTCCAACTTTTAGTTTCTTTGCATCAAGTATACAGAATTTGGCTGACCGAATACAAGCCAATCTTGATCGTGTTTATACTGGAAATCAAAAGTGGACGGTTGAAGTACACCCGGAATATGTCGATACCACTAATGTAAATATTGATGTCAGCAAGATTAAGGTGTGGGGTGCTTTGGATTTCATTAAATCGAAGTTCAATGCAAATTTCATTATTCGCGGACGCAAGATAATTATTGGTACTGCGGGAGTAGCTATCGACAATGTTTTCCAATATGGGAAGGGAAAGGGATTATTTGAAATTCAGCGCGTGGCTGAAAGTAACCAGCAAATAATTACCCGTCTTCGTGTGTATGGTAGTACAAGAAATCTTCCGGTTAGATATTACAATAAGTTGTCGGACGCATCTCTTACCAATTATCTGCCTAATAACATGGCAGTACAAAATCTGATGTTACCGGATTTTCCTCGTAATACACTTGATGCTTATATTGATAGTCCGAACATATCGGTGCTTGGAGTCCGAGAGGGTAGCATCTATTTCGATGGAAGTGACGAATCATTACCAGAGATTCACCCGTCAATGGAAGGTATGACTGCGGAACAACTTATTGGTGCCGGAATATCATGCAGCATTGATTCCGGGGACAATGGAAATTTGGACGAGATTGTGACGGATGCTACCGAAAAAGATGGTAAAGCAATCAGCGATGATGGTACATGGGACAAGTTGAAAGAGGGTGAGGATATTCCGCCATTTCTTTTGACTCTTAAAGATGTTGGTTTTGATATAAATGATTATCTGACCGGAGAAACAGCCACCATTAGTATGGAAGATGGCATGTGTGGTGGACGAGAATTTGAGATTACAAAATGTGAGAAGAAAGGTAATAAATACATTATTACTTGTAATCGTGTCTATGATGATGGACTGAAACTCTATTTCCCATATAAAGATTACAATATCAAAGCCGGAGACAAATTCGTGCTTTTAAATATTGAGATGCCGAAAGTGTACATATCTGCTGCTGCTCAACGCCTTTTGAAAGCTGGCAAGGAGTTTTTAGCAAAAAATGATTATGTACGCTATACTTATGTGGTGAAGATTGACGAGATATACATGGCTCGATACCCACAGTTTTATAGCATTTTGAAAGAAGGTGACCTAATGCTATTCACGGAGCCTGATTTTCATATTGACGGGAGTATAATCATTGATTCATTACGTATCACGGAAGGAGAGGGGGTAATTCCTACTTATGAAGTAACTTTGGCTGATGATAAGCAAGTAGGAACAATTGAAAAAATACAGAATGTAATAGATTCTATTGCTGGTGGACAAGGTTCTGGGGGATATAACTCACAGCAAATAGATAGCCTTATTCGTGTTTTTGGACGGAAATATTTTTTAAGCAAACTTTATGATGATACAGCCTCCGGTCTGATCACCTTCCTGAAAGGTATTGTTTCGGAAGGCGGTATTGAAGTCGGTGGCTTCATCGACAGCCTGATCTCCGGCACTGGCATTGGATTATTCCCAGATGGGAAAATCCAAGCTTCTAGTATGGAGCTTCGCAGCTCTCTCACCGTCTTAGAGTTAATTTTCAACCGCCTATCTGCCCAAGAAGGTGATACCTCTTTCACCGAATCCGGTGTAATCGAAAGTATTGAATTATTAGGAGACGGAACCTACCGTCTACCTTTGCGTAAACGACATACAACGGACTTCACAGCCTTCGACTGGAACGATGTCATATACGGTTCTGTCAATGACCTAGCCACCGGAGGCGGTAACTACCGCACCTCATGGATGCGAGTAGTAGGAGTCAACACCGTAGACAACTACATTGAAGCAGTCCTCTATCCTGATTCAGAAGTACCGGGAGGTAAGAACTATCCACCTGAACCATTAATGATCATTACCCGTAGAGGTAACACTTCGGATGAAGACCGGCAGAGTTATTGGTATATCTCCAGCTATGAGAAATGTATCTGCATGCTCGATGGAGTAACAAAACCTATCTTAGAAGAGAACAACTACTCTATCCTGATTGGAAAGATGAAACGTCTGTCTTTGTTCGACAATCTGCCGATCAACTACCGACAAAGTTATGTCTATTGCCGTGGCCTTATCCGTCAGGATGATATTCGCATAGATGTAACCGGCAAGCCTGTCTACGAGTTTGTCAACCGTGGAATCTGGAGTTTATCGGTTGCCACCTCTGAAGAACCATACCTTTTCGAATCAAAGAATCCTATAACGGGTGTCAATGAGACCAGCACCGTCTACCAGCGTGGAGCAAAATGGCAATGCCTAAAGTCCCGCACACTGCTAGAACCTAAATGGAACTCCACCGATTGGGCGTTCTTGGAAGGTAACGGAGAATTCTCAATAGACTTTCAAAGCTCGAAAGGGTTCAGCTTCTTCTATGGTTTGATTGATACGGTAATCGAAGCCAGATTCTATCACGGTACAACCGACATCACCGAAGATGTAATGAGTACTTCCGGAACGGTAATCACATGGAACAGAGATACAGGAATAGCAGCAGAGGATAATGCTTGGTCACCCACCTTTGTAGATGGCAAAAAAAACAAGATACACCTCATATCTTCCGATATGGGATCGCAGTGGTTAAATGCCCGGTCCGTCACATTTAAGATAACAGCAGTTATTCCACTAGGCGAAGAGAATTATTTACGGGAATCAGAAGAATTACAATTTAATCTTTAATTAATATGCAACAAAAAAGAATAGTCAACATTCAAGTCAAGCCGTTGAACGTCAGTTCCGGCATGAAGATTATCGGTGAAGGCTCTTTTCAACAGAAGTACAGCCGTGACGATAACGCATTCTATCCGTCTTATTCTTCTATCCTTCCTTTGATGGTAACGGTTGCCGTCAACTTGCAAGATCCGGACGGAGTGATAGCCAACGGACCTGTAGCCCTTGACCGTATCGACTGGTATCTGAACGAATACAAACCCGCTAACAAAATAGCCGATAACGACCCTAACTATGAAATAGCCACGGTTAATGGCCTCCTTGTTTTAAAGGTAAAACGGAATACTCCTGTAAGTGAACCGTTCCTTCTGATTGGTGAAGCGTTCTACACTAACCCCAAAACAGGCCGTCAGGAATCACGCATCGAACAACAGCTTCTAAGTACTATCTACTACGAGGCATCTTTGCTGTCTTTGATGGCGGATTCTCCTACAGAGGTAATTGTAGACCCCACCAAAATAGATGATACCAATCCTGCCAATTGGTACGTCCAATTAAAAGCAGTGCTAAAATCAGGTGAAATTGATCTGACAGAAGATAATGCGGTATATTGGTGGTACGTTAAAGATGGCAAATACACCCGTCTGATAACTACCTCTGATGCTTGGATGGTAACGACCCCCAACGCAGACGGTACATATCCTCGTACGATTACCGTAGACGCTTCACGCATCAAGAATTTGAAACTAGAGTGTCGTGCTTCTTATAAAGGAGTGACCGAATCGTCACCTTCATCACCGACTAATGCCGCATTATTGGTACAGTACAACGTGCGTGTAGATCTTCCCGTTTTCCAGAATGCCAAGCAAATTCCAATTGCCGGGGCATATATCACAGTGAAAGACATCAATACGGATAAGCTTATCAAGTCTCGTTGCGAAATCACCGCTGGCGGTCGGGTGATCGAGAATCCGGAAAAGTACTACAACATCACATGGAAAGCAACGCAGGCTGACGGAACCAGCTTGATTATCGGTTACGGTGAATACATCGAAACAACTGTCAAAGCTCTGGGTATCAGCTATACTAATCCGGTTGTTATTGAACCTTCGGTGATGCCTAAAATTGGCTCCTGGAACGTTGAAGGAAGTATATATACAGGCATCGGAGCTACTCCTAAATTCCAGTTCGGGGTAAATCAGATAGCAGACAAGCTAGGCGCATACCTGATTAAATGCGAAGACGGTGTTAATGTTGAAATCATCGGCAAGCTTAAAAACAACAACTGGATGCGGTTTGAGGACGGCTCACTGGCTCCCACTACCGTAAACTCGCCCGAAGAGGATAAAGGTTATAATATCATGTACGGATGGATACAGACTATCCATACGATTGAAAATGTAACGATAGGCAGCGAGGTAGTCGCTCTATTTGGTGAAGAACCATTCGAATACAATGGAATACAATCAAGGACTATTCCCCCGACACTGATTTGTCCGGGATTGCCAGCGGTGGTTAATGGTAAATTCCGGTCCATGTATTTCAAATACAGAGCTGGAGATGGTGGTTCAAACGGATTACTAGGAATTACAGAGTTTAATAAGCAGGACAGGACATATCCGAGAACCGCTTTAAGTCAATTGACTACAAATGACTTCGCTATAGCCCATAACGCTGACCCGGTAAAGACTATTCCGTTCGCTCCACTGATGGACTGGAATCTTTTACACATCACCAATGCCCTGATGAACAAATTCGGGACAGTATATCTACACGATCCAAATAAATTTGGCGGTGGAATCACGAGTAATTACACAGTAGATGCTTCTAACTTCGCTACAACAACAGGGGTCGCTTATAAAGTAAACTCCGGTGATGCATTGACCTATCAAAAGTTATCCGAGCAACCCTCATTTTGTGTCGATGCTGTAGGCACAAAAAAGAATTGGAACGAATTGATATCAAATCAATACCCTAGAATGGAATGTCTTGAAATTCAGATGGCTCTCTCTTATGCGGCAGAGAATAACATACAGCCTGATAAAGATTTCTCTTTTAACGGTTATTCTTACAGATACCATAATATATCCGGATGCAAAACTCTTCTTGAAGGAGAAATGAACGCTGTTCTCGTTAAATTTACTGCAATTCCTAATTTGCAAGCCTTTGATGCAGCTGGTAATCCTATAACAATCAATGAAATCAGAATAAGACTTCAAACGTCGGCAGTCTATGGTATGGACTTAGTATCTGCCGACGTCTTCCAATACGCCGGAGCAGGGATTGAAAAGGTAGCTACGATACAAGAAGACGGAAGACATCTAACTAAAGTATTTATTTGTCTTGATCAGCCCAATTTGACGCTTAATAAGACAGTAGAAAAAACAAGTGGCGATTTTGATTTTGAATCTGCTTATGATCAAGCTGGCGCATATACGATGAGTAATAGCGGATATTTCACCGATCTGATACGAGGAACCAGAGTCGGCACAACCAAAAAAGGAGGATTATCCGATAATACTTGCTATATGGATACAGGAAATGGTATAGGCGTTTCTCCTATTGGTAAGAAGGTTCGCATAGGTCATCGCGTGCGTGGTCACGGCACTTGGGGCGTCTGCTCCGCTCGCTCTTTGGCTGCGTTTTATCCGCTTTCGCATACGTCTACGATCTTCGCTGGCGGCTTTCAAGTTCGTTTACCAGAAGGGACGTCAAGTGCAACGGCGCAAAACGCTAGTGGCGAAAGCGCAGCCGTGAGTGAGTGAAACGAACATGCGAGGGAGGCTCGTCCTCCCTATCTCTAAGGTTTTACGCGTAGCGTGGTAACGGCAATTGGGGCGTCTGCTCCGCTCGCAATTTGAATGCGAATAATCCGCTTTCGAATACGAATACGAACTACGCTGGCGGCTTACAAAAGAACTAATTTGCACGTAAAACCTCGTCAGTAGTACGAAACATAAAAGACAATCCCTATATACGAGGAGATAGGGAAATGGGCTAGTAAAAACATGAAAGTCCGTTAATAAGGCTTCCGCTTGGATAAAATAAAGATGAAAAGAAAAGGGAACATAATGAGCCGTTTAACGCTTGAATTAATAAATCAGGCAACAGTTAATGCTTCTAAGAAGCATGCAAGTAAACAAGAAACAATAAAATTTATACAAGATAAAGAAAATGAATATAATATATACCGACAGCTCCTAAATGGGCAGCTTGCAAATGTAAGATACCGATATAAAAACATTGTATCTCCTAACGGGAAGAATAGAACCGTGGCTATCAGTAAATTTAAAGATAGAGTATCTATGCATGCTTTAATGCTTATGATGAAACCGGAATATGACAACAGATTATCTGACGATTGCTACAACTGCATCAAAGGACGAGGAATAAACTCCAAACAAGGGAGATATAATCCTGTACGTCAGGTAAAGCGAATCATAAACATGTATCATCCTTGGGGATATCTACAGCTTGACATTAAAAAGTGTTATGAGCGTACCAATCCGGACATTTTGTTTTCCCGTCATGAAACGATCTGGAAAGATAAGCGATTTCTGAATATGCTGAAACAAATATCCTTTTGTGATACCGGAATGCCGATAGGAACGCCTCCGTCTCCGATCAATCAACACATCATGATGATGGGATTTGACCGATTTGTTCGCCAAGATTTAAAGATTCCTCATTATGTGAGATATGCTGACGATATCCTTCTCTTTGGAGATAAAGACAGGCTCCATGAAGCTAAATGGAGAATAATAAATTACCTCTGGTATAATTTAGGATACGAGCTAAAGAAAGACGCTCGCCCTACACCAATGAAAGTTGCTCCGGATATTTTAGGGTATGTATTTCACACCGATCATACGGAAATAAGGAAGAGCACAAAGAAAAGAATTAAAAATGCATGGCATAAGCCTCGTTCAAGAGCTTCTTACCGAGGAATCCTCAAAGGAGCTGACGCCATAAACTTAACAGGAAAACTAAATATGAAATTATCATTCTTGACAACCAAGGAAACGATGGTCAGAAGGCGAATGGACTCGCCTCTGATAGACATAGCCGATTTGGAAGGAAAAGCCTTCGAGGTTCTCGACTTTGAGGTACGCGAACCCGACCGCAAGAAAGGGAAATACTGGATGCGCATGCAAGTACGTTACGCAGACATTGAAAACGAAACAGAGGTGACAAAGACCCGCCTCGTAAAAGGTTATCACCCTGCTATCTGCGAGTTCCTTAACAACATGATTCAATATATCAATAAAACGGCGGCTATTGGTCGTATATCATTTGAGGAAGCCTGGAAGACTACATTACCTTTTGAAGACTGCGAAGTAGAGAATGACAAGGGGTGGTGCTTCAAAGGTACTCTCAAAAAGGAAGAATAGTATTAACTTAAAAACGATAACATTATGAATTACCTATTAGTGAAAAAGTCGCAGTTGGTAGAGAAAGGTATCTACATAGACGCGCAGGAATTGAGTGACGGCAGGGCAGTACTTAGTATTAACGCAATGAAAGTGATCGGAAGCGATTTGCAGGACGTCGAGATTGTCACGCAGCAGACTTTAGACGCTTTGCTGCTGGAGGAAAAAACGAGAAGTAAAACCGTAAAAAAGTAAGGAGGATATACAATGAAAAAGATAAATGGAAGTTTTCAGCTTTTTGCATTGATGAACGGTGTGAATATCCGAGCACGTATGGGTGTCATCAACGGGCCACTTCGTCAGGAGTATAAGAAAGGGACAAATATCTGCAATCCCGATTGGGAGACATCAGCAACGAAGCCTCTTATTTACGCACACTTAAACCGTGATGATAACGGAGCGGTATTGAATCCTGTGACACTGGATCTATTCTACAATGGTGTTCAGGTTGCCTTTGGCGGTGACGGGTTGAGCACTACCGGAGCACTTGCCGGAGTATTCAAGAAGTCAACAAAGACGGTGAATATTGGCGGGCGTGACTATCCGAATATGATCGTTTTTGAGATCATTAAGAATATTGTTCCTGTGTCCAACTATGACAACGACACAATATTACTTAAAGGAACGACTGAAGTATCAGGCCAATCGCTTGCGTTTGACGCTATCTCTGAAACTGTCGAAATCGTTGAGACGGTAGGAAGCTCAACAACCTTATACATTGATGGTAACACGGACGTCACAACATCTAGCCCCGTAGCAACGCTGAATGCTCATCCTTTGATAGATGGAGTAACCCCATCTGATTTGTCGGCATATACCCCTAAATGGAATAAGGTAGTAGGAGAAGTCTCTACGCAGGTCGCTACCGGTGTGTGGTCACTTGAAGTTCCGGCTTCCGAAATTGACGGTACGGCTACTTACCGCTGTGACCTATATCGTAAAGACGATTCTACGTTACTGGCCAGTGCTTATATCAATGTAACGGATTACACCGATCCTTACCGGGTGAATCTCTATGTAGATGGAATCACGGGTGAACAGATCAAAGAAGGTGAGACGGCCATTTATACGGCCAAGGTGGAGAAAGACGATGGCACGGAAGACACTACGGCTCAAACTACATTCACGGTAACGGATAATTCCGGTGCTAAGATTGATTCCTTGTCCGGAGTAAAGAAGAGCATCAATGTGGCTTTTCAGGATGTGATCAATGCCGGTGGAGGAATCTCCGGTTATGTAAGCGCAACAATAATATCTTAAACTATGGCTAAGAAACTGTCTTCAAATCTATTCAAAGTGAGCATAGCCCCTGAAAATGGGGCGGATGCTACTACTTATTGGTTGGTCCCATCCGTTACTCAGGTAAAGAGAAAAGCTGACGGGTCACATTTACCGGAATATGTATCGTGCGAATGCTTTAGCAAAACGGGCGATGGGAATCCTGTCTCCGGAGGAGGTACAATCAAGTTTGTGCTGACATACAAAACAGGAAGTAATTCGGCTGAATTTGTATATGGGTCACGGATCATCGTCACTTCCGATATGGCGGCAATCTCATTCCGGTTATATGTAGGAGGTACACAGGTGGATGAGAAGACGGTTTCTGTTGTAGAGGATGGGCAGGAAGGGTTGCCGGGTCCTGCTGGCGTTCGAGGTAGATTACCATTTCCTTCAGGTGCTTTTGATCTATCAACAGTTTACACCTGTACAGATGACATAACTCCTATTGTCTACTACGAAGCAGGAAAGACATATTATACAATGCGTAAAAATGGAAACTCTGTAGGAATCGATCCCGCTGAAGATTATGCTTCAAACGGAAGCGATTCTACCTGGATTCCTTTTGAAAACTACAAAGCAATATTCACGGAGATTCTGATGGCTAACTTTGCCAAGCTTGCTAGTGCGGTTTTCTATGGTGATTATATGTTTTCGCAGCAGGGAATAGATGCCAATGGAGATCCTACTAGCAACTATCAAGAATTTAATCCAAATGATCCGCAGTCTGGTAATTTCAGTCCAAATTTAGCTTTTAACCTTAAAACAGGTGACCAGTATTCAAACGGAGGACACGTATATGGATTTGCTACTAATACACCTATATTTACGAATACTGAAACCATTGATATAAAGAAGGTGGCTTATAGTAAGGTGAATGTCTTATTTGCAGGAAAAGGCAATCTTAGTCTTCCTAATGATAAAAAATTTGACGGAGTAGAATTTCTTATTGTGAGCACCACCAACAGGGCATGGAATGAAGCGTATAATATATTTGGAATAGGAGACACCTCGGAACTTTATACGGGAATATATTATAAGGGATCGGAAATAAGAACGTGCTTTATGAGACAAGAAGGTTCATTCATACGATTGTTAGCTTATTGGACAGGCACTAAACTAAAATATTATGTAGTTGGTCACAGCGACAACTTTATCCATGTTGAGCCAGTCCTTAATCCAGAAGGAATAGAGGTCCCGGCAGGTGTTTGGTTTGTAGATCGCACATATACGACCAATAAGCCCGTTCGTGTTTATTATGATAACTTGCCCATGCTTTTTCTGAAACTTGCTATTTACTCTGGACAAATATCGCCTAATGTATCAGATTTAAATTTCAATAAACCTACATAACCTAGAATAAAAAGAATGAAACAAATAATAAAGAAATATCTCGGATGGCTGAAGGATAGTAACCGTCCGAAACACATGAAAGCCGGAATGTTGGTTTTCATAGCGATGCTGGCGGTGTGTTTGACACTTGGAGTGGGATTAATTCCCTCAACTGTGATTGCTTTCGTGGCGACTGTTATTGTTGCGGTAGCAGTCGATTATAAAGATAAACTCTACGGGAATACATTCGATTGGTTGGATGTATTGGCTACTGTATTGTTGCCTGGGTTAATTGCTGTTATTTCTATTCTAATTATATCAATGTTTGAGTAATAATATAATTATGGAACTAAACGACTGGCTTGCAATACTTGGAGCTTTAGGAGGCTTAGAGGCAATCAAATGGATGGTTAACTTCTATGTTAACCGGAAGACTGATGCAAGGAAAGAGGATGCGGTGGCAGATAGTATGGAAGATGAGAATGAACGTAAACAGGTTGATTGGTTGGAGAAACGTCTTGCCGAACGTGATGCGAAGATTGATGCTATCTACGTTGAACTTCGGCAGGAACAGGCAGAGAAGTTACAATTTATCCATGATAAGCACGAACTTGAATTGAAACTTAAAGAAGCCGAGATAAAGAAATGTGATGTCCGCGGATGTAACAACCGGCAGCCCCCAAGTGATTATTAATTAAAAATAGGAGAAAAAATAATGGAAATTCAAATAATTGATATTGTTGCTTTTGTGATTTATATTCTTGTGCTACTATTCCTTTTTGGCTTTTTTTCTTCGGATAAAAGAACGGACAATAGAAAAGGTATACGAAATTCCGATAGCGATAAGAATAGAGTAAATGGTACTAACACGAAAGCCTGAAATACTACCCATTAGAATTGCGAAAAAGTTCGTAAATACTAGTAGGCTTGTAATCAAGCCAAATATAGTGTTTTTATTATATTTCTCTATAAATGCTACCTGAAAATAAAATAGTCCTGTCATAATAATAGTAATTCCCAGTGCTATAATTATTTCACTAATAATATTCAAATGTAGAAAATCTGGAAAAAACAGAGAGATTAGGGTATAAAAACACGGTGATGAGACCAGTATCGATTTTAAAAGGTACTTCTCATTATCGCCTAGCAATTTAAAAAAAGGTTGTAAATCCATAGTGAGTATTTTGTGTTGCAAATATACATAATTAATTAAAAAGAGAAAATAAAATGGCAGAAGTGAAGAAATTAGTACCGTTCATCTTGAAATGGGAAGGCGGTTTTGTGAATGATCCGGACGATTTGGGAGGTGCGACAAACAGAGGTGTGACATTCGCCACCTATATGCAGTATCGTAAGAAGAAGGGATTGCCCGCACCAACGGTAAACGACTTGAAGAATATGTCCCAAGATGAGTGGACGGAGATTATGAAGTCAATGTACTGGGACAGATGGAGGGCTGACGAAATCAAATCCCAATCAGTGGCTAACATCTTAGTCGACTGGGTGTGGGCTTCCGGTGTGCACGGTATCAAGATTCCGCAGGAGTTGGTCGGTGTGTTATCTGACGGTATTGTGGGAACTAAAACCCTTGCCGCAGTCAATTCCCGTAATCCTCGTGAGCTGTTCGACCAGATTAAACTGGCACGGTTTGACTTTATCGAGGAGATTTGCCGGAAACGTCCCGCAAACAACAAGTTCAAACGGGGATGGATGAACCGGATTAATGACATAAAGTTTGAATCATGAAAGCTCTAATCTATATCACCATTTTCCTGATGTCAGGAATATGGTTGTGTTCCTGCAAGGTTTCCCGGAACATGGAGACGGAGAAGCAGATTGACTATTCAGGGGATTTCTTGTATCTGCAAAACTTGATAGAATCACTACGGTTGGATGTGAATAAGCAAACCAAGATTACTACCGACAAGTTGAGTGATCTGAAGATTGAGAATAAAACAGTTTACTTATCGCTTCCGGATTCAACCGGGAAACAGTACCCAGTCAAAGAAAGTACTACCACCGCCTCTAAACAGGAGCAAGAACGGACCGAAGTTTATGAAACATTATCTATTACCTTGCAACAATTTTCGAATCGACTTGATACTATAAGTAATAAGGTGAATGCTTTACTAAATCAAAGAGAGAAGGTTGTTGAGCTATCATGGTGGGATTTGAATAAGGATAAAGTGTATATAGGTATCATTTCCTTAATAATAATTGGGATGATAGTGAATAAGGTAAGGAATAAGTAGTACCTTTGTCGAAGAATCTTAAAAATTCCAATCCACGACGGTGGAACGTGCCTCGACTAAGTGTAGTCGGGGCTTTTTTATTTGAATAACTTTCTCTACTTTTGCCTAAAATATAAAGTAATGGCAGAAGAAAAGAAATACGACCACGACTTTGTACAGAGGTTATGAAATTTGTTATTAACTTAAATAAATCTCCTACATGAATAGAATTATAATTATTGGTAACGGTTTTGATTTAGCTCACAATTTAAAGACTGGATATAAAGATTTTATAAATGATTATTGGGCTACTGTTGAAGAAGGGGTTTATGATCAATACTGGCGGATGTTAGACCAACAATATGGAGGGGCCAAACACCCTCTTAATGACTATGAAGATAAGTTTGTGAAAATTGAAAAAAGATATGATAAAACCGGAGTTAATAAAGTTTGTTCTTCTTATAAAGAAGATAGTCCATTATGGAAATTGCATACACTAATTAATGAGCATAATAATGATCCTAGTTCAAATGTGACAGTTCATTTAACATTCAAAAATCATTTTTTTGAGCATATATCTCATCAATGTTCTCTTGTGAATTGGGTAGATATAGAAAATGAATATTATAAGGCATTGAAAGAGCTACTTCAAGAAGAAAATTACCAAAAGCAAAACGAAAGTATCCATACGCTTAATAAAGAGTTTGATGATGTAAAAGGATTGCTAGAAAAATATTTAACTAGGATTACTGAAAACACAGAATTGAAACAACATCAATCTATACATAATGTTTTTTCTAGTTTCATAGAGTTTGATGAAGTTGCCACTTGTAAGCAAACTGCATTCATTAACTCTATTTTTTCTAATACAGATATATATCATGATTTTACCATTGACTATAGTGAAGATCCTGCATATAGTGAATGTTTGACAAAAGATGAACAACGGAGGTACTTTATTAATAAGAATTTTAAATATGACAATTTTAAAAAGAATCATCTAGCGCCGTATACCTTACTTTTAAATTTTAATTATACACAAACTGCTGAAAAATTATATGCAGAAAATTGTTTTAATGAAATTATTAATATTCATGGAGAGCTTAACAATGAAAATAATCCCATTATATTCGGATATGGTGATGAGCTAGATAATGATTATGAAAGAATAGAAAGATTACAGAATAATGATTTTTTAGAGAATATCAAATCTATAAGATACCATAAAACCAAAAATTATAGAAGTCTTTTGGAGTTTATAGCATTAGGGCCATATCAGGTCTTTATAATGGGGCATTCATGTGGAAACTCTGATCGGACATTATTAAATACTTTATTTGAGCATGACAATTGCCTATCAATTAAAGTCTTTTATCGACAGTACAAAGATGGGACAGATAATTATATTGATTTGATAAAAAATATATCTCGCAATTTTAATAATAAGCCTAATATGCGTGATATAGTTGTAAACCGAGAAAATTGTTCTCCTTTGGTACCAGTTAAAAAAGAGGTAGCCGAATAAGCTACCTCTTAATTGTATATCAACTTATGATGAGTTTAAAATGGTAAATCATCTTTTTCCCTTTCAGTTAACATTTGTTGTTGTGATGGTTGCGAAGCCGCTTGTTGTTGAGGCGAAGCAGCAGAATAGTTTGGTTGTGCCGGAGTCTGTTGCTGGGGATTGAGGTTTGTTGTTGCTTTCCAGCATGAGATGGAGTTATACCATTTCCCATTCCACTCATTTGCATTTATGTCGATTTCTATATCAACATCTTGCCCAACTGCTAACCCAAAGTTCATTATATTGTCGTTCATTACCGAGAACGCAACTTTCTTTGGATATTGTTCTTTGGTTTCAATAACATAGTCTTGTCTCGACCACTCCTTACCACTTTTTGATGTTCCTCCTTGCATTGGAAGAGCAACAATTATTCGTCCTGAAATCTTCATTTTAATTTATTGATTGTTATACAGCCGGATTCAATTTATCTGACGTGCTGATTGCCCGGCTGATTATATTGCAATCCGTCAGTTTTCTTTGTATGATTTGCATTGCCATTTTGCAATTAGAACTTTCGTTCAAGTTGATGTATTCTTTGCTTTGGTAGAGAATATTTGATAATTTATCAACATAGCTGAAAAGTACTGTAAGGCGAAGATAAGTAAGCCTTTTAACATCTTGATTATATGGAGTTACTTCTTCTATTCGTTTATCAAGCGACAAACAAGATAACTCGCACATGCACCGGGTCAGTTCCATTTTTGCAAGGAGAAAACTATCTTTGAGTTTATGTTTGTCAAACTCTGACTTGATACTGTATTCCATTTTTAGTAAATCAGGCTGTAATTCTTCTGCAATAATTTCGTTAGCGTCAGCCATGAAGAATATTCTTTTTCCTGCTATTTCCGCTATTCGCTTTTCATATTTCTGCATTTCTGATTCTATCCGTTTAGCTTGTTGTTTCACATAGAAACGGTAATATGGTGATTTCTTCAGTTGGCTTATGAAGTCTACCACAAGTCCACAAACAACATCATTAGTAAATAGTATATTATAAACGGCAGTTAGTGTGACGTTTTCTGCTATATCTTGTTTTATCTGTTTCTTCATACGTTCATTAAGTCTTCGATTATTACTTTAAAGATACAAAAAAACAACCATTTCGATTGCCCTTATAGTCCATTGTATTATACTCATTAATCATTCGTTATTAGTTAATTCTAAACTGTTGATTATGCAAATGCAGCACTAAACCAAGCCTATCATACCAGTCGTCATGAGGTATATTGATATGCGTGCGAAATTTATCTCCACAAGAAGGGCACTCATGGCAAATCATCATTGCTC